ACCATCGTGTGCAATGGCGTATCCAGACACTATTAAAACTTGGTGTCTTGCCTATGACCAAGCGGGACTTTAAAAAGTTAGCGCGTAAAGTTTTGGTAAATGCTTAAGTACTTCTTTAGAGTATGCATAGGGTTGTCCGTCACACTGAACGCAATACTTGGCGGCCAACCTTATCAGACATTCAGCGCAAGAAACTACGTCTGGTATCTGAATGAAAAGAGAAACCTTGTCTGGCTGATAGACAAAGTACTAGGCAAGGATCACTGTTGGAAATGTTTCAAGAATTGGAGACACGGATATGGCAAATAGACTAGAAGTATATGACGAAGATGGCAAGCTTATCGTCTGGTATATGGACAATAACAAAAGGACTATTGACAATTATATGTCAGGTCTAAAGGCTGTCAACAATAAACTAAAGTTCAAGGTCGTAGAAAATGTGGGGTAATACCATAGAACAGTTCTTGTTTATCATGTTTCAGTATGATAAGAGAGAACCTGTAGACCAACACAAACAACAACAAGACTTTGTCGTCTGGAAACCTGAATATAAAAATGAGGAGCCACCATTCTAATGCAGCTACCATACTTTACATACTGGTATAAACATGATCATGATACAATCATACAAGACTATGAACATGATCCTGACATCTATGACAGTGATGACTATACTGTTAGTAGTATATACCCTGCGCAGGACGCAGCCCTATTATACGAAGAAAATCTAACTTGTCAAGAGGAAAAATAAAAATGTTGTCAGATGATTTATTAATCGCACGGCAATGCCCAGAATGTGGGGGCCGAGGTGAAATAGAGGTTGACATTTACCGTTGCCAAGGTTTTACTAGGGACATCGGTTATATCGACACCGAGTGGCAGACATGTGATGTCTGTGATGGTGATGGAGAAATAGAATATGATGACGAGGAATAGCGACAGTACATTTGTCAAGCACGAACCCTGCCCTGAGTGTGGGTCAAGTGATGCACTGGCACGGTACACAGACGGTCACGGCTATTGCTTTAGCTGTGAGTATTGGGAACGAGGGGACGACGAGGACATGGCAATACAATCATTTAAAAACTTAGAGGTTGTCCCACTAGAAAAGATGACAGCTATCTATCGTGGTACCCGTGGTATCACAGCTGACACCATGAAATTCTATAACTGCTACACGTACCTTGACAGTAAGGGTGAAGAACAGTATCAGGACTACGTGTATCCATCAGGTGGTATCAAGTCACGCCTATTCCCTAAAGACTTCCGCGCAAAGGATGGCTTTAAGTCAGACGAATTGTTCGGCATGAACCTATGGAACGCAGGGACATCTAAGACTGTGACCATCACAGAGGGTGAGCTAGATGCAATGTCTGTCTACCAGATGATGCACAACCCGAAGTATCAAAACCCTGTGGTGTCACTGCCATCAGCTAAACCCTCACGCAAGCTATGGGAAAACGTACACGATTGGCTGTCATCCTTTGACAAGATCGTTCTGTCAATAGACAACGACGAGGCAGGTAATGCTGTCGCCCACAAGATCGCCAAGATGTACCCGAACAAAGTCTATCGTGTACCACACGACAAGTATAAGGATGCTAACGAGTTCCTACAGGCAGGTGCAACCCAAGAGTTCAGGGCTGCATGGTTCAACGCTAGAAAGTACACACCTGAGAACGTATTGAATACACCTGACCAGTTCCTTGGCCTATATAGCAATGCAGATGATCACGTCTATGTAGAGACAGGCTTGGCTGAGTTCGACGAGATGTGTCTTGGCCTAATGCAGGGACACTTCACCCTGTTCAAGGCACAGACGGGCATAGGTAAGACAGAGTTCATGCGGTACCTAGAGTATCGTATCCTATCACACTACCCAGAGATCAAGATTGCTATCTGGCACATGGAAGAAACAAAGCTACGTTCCCTCTTAGGCTTGGTGTCATACCACCTTAACGACAACCTGACACGTAAGGACCTGATAGGAGAAAAAGGTATGGATGCTTTAGTCCAAGAGGCTATCAAGGATCTGACTAAAGACGAGAGGCTATACCAGTTCTATCTCAACGACGAGGATGACCCCCTTGACTTGTTGTCACAGATAAGGTATCTATCTCAGGCCTGTGGTGTACAGTATGTGTTCTTCGAGCCGATACAGGACATCAGTGCAGGTGTAGCGGCAGAGGAAAGCAAGGAACAATTCCTAGCTGACCTGTCAGTCCGTCTGTCTAAGTTGGCAGCTGAGTTAGGTGTAGGTATCGTGACCATCGGACACACTAACGATGACGGTGCTGTCAAGTACTGCCGCATGATCGAACAACGAGCATCAGTTGTCGTTGACTTGAAACGAGACAAGATGGCTGAGGATATAGATGAAAGGAACACAACTAAACTGTTGGTTACAAAGAACAGACCCGTAGGACCGACAGGATATGCTGGTCAGCTACGGTTCAACCCATCAACCTTTACCCTTAGCGAGAAACCAGATGACTTTTGATTACATGGCAACACTTGCAGGTATCTTGTACTGTCTAGGTATATACCTGCACTTCATCCACGTACACACAGTGTTCTATCTACTAGAGAAAGAAGAGGATATGAACAGAAACAGGACACTATTACATAGTATTGTGTGGCCTTGGACAGTTGTCCAGTTTATCTGGTTCGATATATTCGGAGATGAAAATGACCTTGAAGACAGATAAGATCGTAGCAATGGACATAGAAACTGATAGCTTAGATGCTACGTTTATATGGGTCATATGCGCAGAGGATGTGGAGACAGGTGAACGTGAACGTTTCCTTAACACCACAACAATACCAGAAGAGAGGGAAAGATTTATTGCTTACTGTAGTGGAGTTGATAAGTTTGTGTTTCACAATGGGATTGGCTTCGATGTTCCTGTGATCAACCGTTTACTTGGAAACATCATTGATCAACAGTCTGTCATTGACACATTGATTGTGTCTAGGTTGGTAGACTATACACTAGATGGTAAAGGCCACAGTCTAAAGGCATGGGGTAAACGCCTTGGTGATTTCAAGATCGGGTTCAATGACTTTAGTAAACTGTCAGATGAAATGATAGAGTACTGCGAACAGGACGTTGCTGTTACTGTCAAGTTATATAGACACTTTAAGAAAGTCATACAAGATCCTGAATGGCAAGAGTCTTTACGCTGTGAGCATGACATCCAAATCCTATGCGAACAGATGACAGCGAACGGATTCTATTTCGAAGAGGACAAAGCAGAGGAATTATTAGGTGAGATATGTGAAAGAATGGAAGCTCTTGAAGCAAGTTTTCAAGAAGACTTCCCACCCAAACTTACAGAAGTCAATCGTATCCAGTACCGAAGGAAAGCAGATGGTAGTTTATTCTCTTCTGTCATCAAGGCAAGAGAGAAATATTATTCAACGTCTCTAGATAAATCTGTTGAACCTAACGAGCTTGTATGTTATGACTACATACCATTCAATCCAGCCTCACCTAAGCAGCGCATAGATAGACTATGGGAAGCAGGTTGGGAGCCATTCGAAAAGACAAAAGGACACATCGACTATGAGCGAGAATCAATTAAAACTTTTCGAAGAACTTGAAGATATACCAGAAGGCGACACTCAGGTTTGTAAGATATGTCAAAAAGAAAAACACGTAAGTCTTTTCTATAAACATATTCATTACAAAACAGGGTTAGACAGTAGGTGTAAGGCTTGTAAAAAGAAAACAACCGATGTTACAGAAGACTTAAAGAAAAGGTTTGCGCACCTAAGGACAGAGTTGTGTGATTGCTGTGGTGAAGTATCAGACAAAACTTTAGTTGTTGACCATTGCCACGACACCCTAAAGTTTAGGGGTTGGATTTGTCAAGAGTGTAATCACGGTATTGGTAAGTTAGGAGACAATCTTACTGGTGTTTTAAATGCGGTAAGATACTTAGAGAGGTTCGAAAATGGATGAAAGAAAACAAAAGTTTGATACCTATGGATGGACACTATCCGAGGCAAACCTTAGCACACTGCCTGAGACAGCCCCTACAGGCGGTAAACGTCTGGCCGAGTGGTTGACCCTTGAAGGACGACGTTCCTCACTGGTGGAGTGGCTAGGCCACGTTAAGGAAGACAAGCGTATTCATGGTAGCTTTAGTCACATCGGTGCATGGACAGGTCGCATGGCCCACCGCAATCCTAACCAAGCTAACATTCCGTCTGAGTTTCATGGTGAACCTAAGACAGAAGTAGAGAAGGTGAAGGCCAAGTATGACGGTCAGTTCCGTGCACTATGGTCTGCCCCTTTAGGTTCATGGTTAGTAGGTACAGATGCTGAGGGTATCCAGCTACGTGTACTTGCACATCTCATGCGTTCAGAAGAGTACGTTCATGCTATTGTGTCAGGTAAGAAAGAGGACGAGACAGACATCCATAACCTGAACCGTAAGGCTTTAGGTATGTCACACATCACACGTGACATGGCTAAGACATTCATCTATGCCTTCCTACTAGGTGCAGGTAATGCTAAGATTGCACAGATACTAAAGGTCAACCAACGAGAAGCAGGTCAGGCCGTAGAGAACTTCATGGAATCTATTGAGGGTTTATCTAAACTAAAGAAGCAACGCATACCGGAGATTGCCAAACGTGGTTGTTTCAAAGGTCTGGATGGACGACGTGTTAAAGTACCAAGTCAACACAAGACATTGGCTGGTATGCTACAGAATGGTGAGGCAGTCATCATGAAACATGCAGCACTTCAATGGACTTATCGTGCTAAACGTCAGTGGATTGACTACAAGCTAGTGACATGGCCGCATGACGAATGGCAAACAGAAGTTACTGGCAGTAAACGTG